TTGCCATTGGGGCGAGGATGATTCGTTTACTCCTGGCTCTAATAATCTAAAATACCATAATATCAATGAGTTAAAGAATTATTTTTCTAAAGTTGAGCCGAATAGTAAGTTAATAATACCAGGTGGATAATATGACAGAAACTATATACAAATGCCCCAAATGTAATGGGTCGGGTTTATACCAAAATGGCGGGATGATGTCAATCAAGTGCGATTATTGCGCTGGTACTGGCAGGATAAGCAAAGATCAATATGAATCATACATGGGGATAGTTAGTATAAAGGCTAATGATGATAAAGAAGAAAAAGTTGATGTTAAAATTCCAAGTTCTGATATTAGTAATAATGCTGCTAGTAGTAATACTCGAAAAGTAGGATATTCTAAAAAATCTAAATAAATCAATAGGTTACTATGGGAAATGGGTATAAAAATGCTTATGGGTTAACTCCAAAACAAGAGATTTTTGTGAAGGAGTATTTAACTAATGGCCAGAATGCGTTACAGGCTGCAATTACCGCTGGATATACTCCTCAAACAGCACAAAAGAAATGCAATTCTTTCCTTAAATTACCAGAAATTAACAAAAGAATAGCGATATATAGAAATAGAAAATCAATACAAGATAAGATGTCGTTTGACTACAAATTAGACAAATTGAACAAAGTTGTAGATAACTTTATTCCTGATGATGAAATACCAATGGCAAAACTTGCTACGGTAGCAATTCAGGCTATAGCTGAGGCCAATCGCATGCAAGGCCATTATTCCCCAGACAAAACTATAAACGCCAATCTTAACCTCAATGCTGATATGGATATTAAGAAAATAAAGGATATTACAGAGGAAGTTATAAGGAAAAGCGAGAGAGAGTACTAATGAATGATAATAAAGAATGACTTTACCGAAGAGGATTTGATTAAACTTAAAGCTGATCTTTTAGGGTCATTATTATTGTTTACTGAAGTTTTTTTTAAGCTAAGGACTGGAAGAGAGTTTATTATATCCCAACCAGATGGAAGAGAAAGCCATCATATAGTTGTTTGCAGGGAGTTAACAAAAATACAAAGAGGAAGCAATAAGCTCCTTAAAATACATATACCACCTAGATACGGAAAAACAGAGCTATTAATTCATTTTGTTGCATGGTCGTTGGCAAGATATCCTTCATCTAATTTCATGTATGTTAGTTATTCTCATGAGTTGGCCAGTAAGCAAACAGAAACTATAAGGGAAATAATGTCTTTGCCTTATTACAAAAAGCTATTTGGAGTTGAAATCTCTGGATCATCATCAGCTAAAGACAATTTCAGTACTACTGCTGGCGGTAGCGTTTATGCTGCTGGAGCTGCTGGAACAATAACAGGTCATGGCGCTGGGTTAAGAGGATGCGATACATTCGGTGGAGCGTTCATAATGGATGACATGCACAAACCAGCAGAAGTAACTAGTGACGTGCAGAGGCAAACAGTAATAGATTGGTTTTATAACACTGCTAGAAGCCGAATGAATGATGGAGAGAAAACCCCTATAATTTTCATAGGTCAAAGGTTGCACGAAGATGATTTGCCAGTTCATCTAAAGGAAACTGACGGATGGAAATCAGTTGTTTTATCTGCTCTTGATGTCAATAACAATCCGCTAGACCCACGGTTACACTCTAAGGACTACTTATTCAAGATGAGGGAGACAGAACCTTATAGCTTCGCATCCCAGTATCAACAAGACCCTCAACCTGCTGGTGGTGGTATTTTCAAGAAAGAATGGTTTAAGTTAATGGATATAGAACCAAAGATATTGGCTACATTTATAACAGTAGACACGGCAGAAACGGATAAATCTTATAATGATGCAACAGTATTTAGCTTTTTTGGATTATACAAGATAATACAATTTGAAAGAGAGACCGATCTTTACGGGTTGCATTGGATAAAATGCTCAGAGATAAGGATAGAACCTAAAGACCTAGAGTATGAGTTCATGCAATTTTACATGGATTGCATGATGTTTCCAGTTAAGCCCAAGAAGATAGCAATAGAAAAGAAATCTACTGGAGTTACCCTACTATCAACTTTAAAAAATATACAAGGAATGCAGATATTGGAAATAGAAAGAACTAAGGCATCTGGAAACAAAACCTCAAGATTCCTTGAGATGCAGCCTTATATTGCAACAAAGAGGGTATCATTGCCTATTTATGCTAATCATACTAATATGTGCCTAGAGCATATGAGGAAAATAACAGCTAATGATACTCACGCTCATGATGATATTGCCGACACTCTTTATGACGGGGTTAAACTGTCATTAATAGACAAGACAATACAAAATATGGAAATAAACGAATCAAGTAATTCATACAAAATAGTATCAATGCTTAATTCCAACTTGAATAAAATAAATAGACTGAAGGCGGCTAGGTATAATTGAGGTAAACCAAATGGTTGAAGTTGCTAAAAAATATCAAGATAATCTTTGTAGAATAAAGAAAAACGTGGAAAGAGCTTATGAATATTTTAAGCCAAATTATCAAAGATATCATGAGTTTAACAAATTTGTATTCTTATCGTCATTAACTGATGATGATATTTCTTTGCTTAAAACATTAAAAAAACCTCAGGTGGAGTTTAATATTTTAGAGGCCTATATATCAAGGCTAAGAGGAGAATTCTCTAAACAAGAACCATCAATAGAGGTTATGCCTGATTATGATTACCCACTTGACCCACAAACAACAAAGATAGTTGAAGGACATATAAGGCATATTCTAAAAGAAGGTAACAAGAATGGTGCTGAGTATTCAGTATATACCGATATGCTTGCTGGTGGCTTTAGTGTAATGAAAATATGGACTGATTACGCTAATGATAAATCATTTAATCAGTGTATAAAATGGGGAAGGGTTTATGATCCAACTTTATGCGGTTTTGATCCTCTGGCAAAAGAATCACATAAAGGAGATGGGCGTTTTTGTTTCGAGTTATTCCCGAGAACTAAAGATGAATTCAAGGAGGAATATCCGGACATAGACTTAAGCCAATTAAAATTTACTAGAGATAATATTGAAGGCTACAACTGGAGCTACAAAACACAGAATGAAGATGTTTTGATGATATGTGATTACTACGAAAAGAAGAAAAAAAGAACTAAAATAGTTCTATTAGCTAATAATCAGGCAATGACAATAGATAAATACAATGAATTCTTATCGAAATGGGAGCAATCTGGAGCGATTCAACAGCCTCCATCCGTAGTGAAAAGTAGGTATTCAGAAATAGAGACAATTTGCAGATATAGGGTAATAGAAAGCCAAGTACTTGAATACATTGAGACTGATTATAAAATGCTTCCATTAGTATTTGCTGATGGTAATTCAGTTTACATAAGGGATAACGTTAACTCTTCCATACAACAGCATACTAGGCCATATGTCTATAATGCTAAGGGTGTGCAAAAGTTAAAGAATTTCGCAGGACAAACCTTAGCTCATGAGCTTGAGAATCTTGTGCAGCATAAATTCAAAGTTCCTAAAGAAGGAATACCAAGCGGTTATGAGGATGCTTATACTGATATTCAGTCAATGAACACTCTTCTTTACAATGCTTTTAAAGACAATGACCCTAATGTTCCTCTGCCTCCTCCTCAGGAGATAGTAAGGCCTCCAGTTCCTCCAGAGATAGCTAGTACTTTCATGGCAATGGATCAAACCACACAAGGAATCTTGGGCTCTTACGATGCTTCTTTGGGTATAAACAATAACCAATTAAGTGGAATAGCAATAGTAGAGGGTGCTACTCAGTCAAACTCTGCTGCTATGCCGTATATTGTTGGATTTTTAGCAGCATTAAACCAAATAGCTCAGATAGCTTTAGATTTGATACCAAAATATTACGTAACACCAAGAACTATTCCTATAGTGGGATTAGATGGTAAAAAATCTTATGTAAAAATCAATGGAAATCAAGGAGTTAAGTTAAATTATCCAGACAATGTTTTGAATGTTAGCGTAGAAGCTGGGGTTAATTTTTCTGTTCAGAAGTCTAGGGCTTTGCAGCAAATTATAGCCCTAATGCAAGCATCACCATTATTTGCTCAATTCATGAATACTGATGGGTTAGAAGTGTTGCTTGATAATCTTGAAATAAGAGGAATAGATCAACTTAAGGTTATGTCTCAACAGTTTATTCAAAAACAACAACAAATGGCTGAGCAAGCTCAACAAAATAATCCAGAAATAGTTAAAGCTAAAACAGAACAACAGAAAGTTGAGATACAAGCTCATCAAGCTGGAATAGATGCCAACCTTAAAGCTGCTGAGATAGCTGTAGAAAAGGATAAGGTAGATAACGAGAGAATAAAGTACATATTAGATAGCAATGAAGCGGCAGAAGAACGAGCTGTAAGAATAGAGCAGCAGCAGACTGAAAAGACTAGGGCTGCCGTAGACTTGGCTATCAGCGTCACAGATATGAAGCATAAGCAAATAATGGATGTTAATAGGTTTCATAATGAATCAGGAGAACTTGCCCATAAAATTCATGAGGCGAAAGAATCCAGGTCAAAAGAACTTAAAGAGCATTAAAACAATAATTATTAATATATATTGACAATTAAT